GACTTTTTTAAAAGGTCAATCTCTTACCCCTGTTAATGTATTAACACAATTATTAAGACTACATCAAATAACATGTGGTCATATGAAAACTGATAGTGGTGAAACATTAAATCTTAAAAATAATAGACTAGATGAATTAATGCAGATACTAGGTGAGACTACTGGAAAAGTAATCATCTGGGCTAATTATATTCACGATATATTAAATATAGAATCAGCTGTTAAGAAAGAATATGGAGAAGATTCTTATTGTACTTATTATGGTGCAACTAAGGCAGAGGATAGACAACAATGTATTTATGATTTCCAAAACAGTAAAAATAGTTGTAGATTTTTTATTGGTAATACACAAACTGGTGGATACGGAATTACACTAACAGCTGCTAGTACAGTTATATATTATTCTAATAATTATGATTTAGAGAAAAGACTTCAATCAGAAGATAGGGCTCATCGTATAGGACAAAAGAATTCGGTACTATATATAGATATGGTAGCCAAAGGGACTGTAGATGATAAAATCATTAAGTCCCTTCGGAATAAAGTTAACATCGCTAAAGAAATTAGCGGTGAAGAACTTTCTAAGTGGATTTAATTTTTATTTGTTTAGGTCTTTCAGCCTCGGGTATTTCCCTGTGGTAAGAAACCTTAAGTAATCCATCTTTCAATTCAGCATTGTCAACGACAATCTGTTTATGAAGTTGGAATCTTTTAATAAAGCTTCTATCAGAAATTCCTTTATGCATTAAATCTTCCTGCAATTCTTTTTCTTTGCATCCAGAAATACTTAAAGTATTTTCTTTTACCTCAACTTTTAAATCTTTCTCAGCGAACCCAGCAACAGCAAATTCAATGACCCCTTTGTCATCTTTTTCTTTTATGTTGTATGGTGGATAAGTTGAAACTCTTCTGAAATTATCAAAAAAGTCATTTTGAAAACCAAGAAAATGGTTACGTAATATATCTAGCTCGTTCATATAAACCTCCTATTTAAGCAAGATTAGTAGGACCCATTAAGGCATCCTATATGTATTATATAATACTTTCGTTGTATAAATCAAGCTTTTTCATGAATGCATCAGTAGCACGCGTAAAATTTTCACCTAAAAGCTCAAATCGTTGAAATGTTAAATCACGTGAACACATAAGAACTACACCCTGGTCTATTTCAGTGTTAAATAGCTTATTATGGGCCACGGCGTAAGCAGAAAGCTGCATTAGGTAATCTTGTACCCATTCACGTTTTTTTGGTCTGTTGGTTTGTTTAAAGTCAATTATAGTGGGTCTCCCTTTATAGACACCAATCATATCTGTTGTTCCAGCATAGCGACCAGGATAATACAAGTGTACTTCTGATCCCCATATTTCTGTTATATCTTTAAATGCCTCATCTATAATCTTTTGTGCCATTTTTTCGGCTTGGACACCTATTTCCGTTAAATCTTTGTATTTATCTCCGTTCACAAAACGTTCTATATATAGGTGGAGCGCGGTTCCAATCTGGGCAGAATCCCGAATAATTTGCTCTGCTTTTTTCTCACCAACTTTTTGACGCCATTTTTTTAAAAACGTTTTGTCTTTAGTTTTACCAAGTATAGTTGTAACTGAGGGTAGTGCTTCACCATCAGGTGTTAAATACAATCTAGTATCACCGTCCTGACGTTTGAGATCTGCGTAATTATATTTCTGTGTTATTTGCACACCTTATTATATCACAAGTGATGCTATTCCGCCACTGTTAAATCCAGCTGCTCCTTTAGGAGGCATTGCGTATTTTTTTGGTTTTGGAAGTGAAGCTTTATAATCTTTTATATTAGTTTGAACAGTACCATCATCTTTAAATGGTACTCCAGCCCACTTATTTATATTTGTTGCCATATCTCCAATAAGATTAGTTCCAGCGTATACGTCCGAAAGAGTTTGACCAGCTAACGCTACATTTCCTAGCCAACCAGCAGTTCTTGTAAATGGATTGTTTATTATTCTTTGACCTATAGTAGACCACGGTATTCCTGAATGCATGGGGACACCAGCTTTCTTTAATTGATTAAGATATTTAATTTTTTTTGGAATCTTAAAAATATTTCCCAATCTATTTTCATAGAGTGTCATAAAATTTTTAGGTTTTCTTAAATTTTTCATAATAGATTCGTAAATATTTACACTTGATTTATCTGCTATTTCTTTAGGAGGTGTCATTGTAAGCCATCTTGGATGATCTCCTTGGTCGATCCACCTTAGGTACTGCTCTAATTTAGTTATTTTATCTCCTTTATCTGCGTAGTTTGCTAAAATTCCACTTCCTTGGTGTAATTTATCTAATCCTGACCCCATTCCATGAGTAGGAATCCAATTTTTTAAAATTTTTTGATCTCTAACAAGCTCTGTAATAGTTTTGGGTGCATATGTAGGATGCTTCCATTCCCAGAATTGTTCAGGAGGTCCTTGAAATTGTTTAGCTAAAGGAATAGGAGATTTTATATCAAGTTCTTTTATAATATTATCAGCACCCATCCACCCTCGAACAAAATCCAAATCTCCTGTAAACCATCTTCCTTGATAGGGATACTTCCACCCCAAAGTAGGGTGGTTAGGATTAAATTTCATCCAGTCACCTATTGGTGGTTCTGAACGCCAAAGTTTTATATCGTCAATGCCGGCCATGATTACACCATAAGTGATGCTATTCCGCCACGATTAAATCCACCCATCCCAGCTGGTCCGTATGTTGTTCCAGTTTTAATTTTTTGTCCTACGGGTCCTTTATGTTCTCCAACACCACCCCATTTATCGGAGTGCATATCATTAAAATTTTTCCAACTTTGTAAATTTGCTTGTTGATTTTTTAGCTTAGAGTAATTCATTATATGTCTAGCATTTTCCATTTGTGCTTTGTTAATGTTACCAATTCTCTTCAATCTTGTTTCTGGCTGTCCTGCGGCATTGAAAAATGTTTCATCAATTGTGTGCATTGCTGGATGAAAAGGATGAGCTGTAGAAAAATGAGTACTTGGTGGATGTTTAATATTAAAATAAGGAATACTTTTATATTTATCGTATTTTTCTCCTGCTTTTAAATATGCATAAGGATGAGGAGCATCTCTCTCTAAATTAAAATAATTTTCTACTGCACCGTGTGTTCCTTCGTGCCCTATTATTTCTGCTTCAGTAGCAATATCCGCACCTCCTTCTTCCGTGTAATTTGGACTAATGCCAATGCCGTATGGATAGTCTAACCAGTCTCCGTAGTATACACCAGCAGCTTTTCCACGACCATCTGGTATTTCATAATTTATGTAGTCAATAATATTTCCTGAATCAATATATTCTTGTAGAAAATCAAGCGATACTTGGGGATAATTTACGTTTGGAAAAAACTCTCCACCTAATCTAAGTTCAGGATTATCTTGCGCATAAAGATCCATTAAAGGTATAGTATCACCTTGCATATTTACAGGTGTAATTTTTTCATGTGGACCTGAATCACCAAAAGCTTTTTTTTCAAATCTATCCATCGCTGTATCGATTTCTTCTGAAGTTTTTTCACCGTCCCAAAAATCCTCTAAATCTTTTCTCCTCCAATCTAAAAGTTCTAATTCACCCATATTTTCTATCCATCGTGGTGTATAAGTCGCTTGTCCTACTGGTATGTAAGAATAATCAGGATTTTCCATAACATTTTGAGAAGGTAGAATACCTGCTGCAGGATTTGGGTCTTTTAATAATTGAGAATCCCATTGCGAAGAATCGTAAGGATCAAAAGGCTCATCAAGGGATTCAGGAATAAATCCCCACGGTGCTTGAAGTTGACTTAAATAATCGTATATTTCTTGTAATCGCGCAGTATCAAGTCCAGGCTTTCCTTGAAAATGTGTAAAATAATTTCTATATGGTCTACTATTATGATCGTGATCTGCACCCATAACTAGCCACAGTGTTTCATGTGATCAGCCATTTCTTTTGCACGATTTGGAGTCTGTTTTGCCCAACGTGAGTCAAGCATTTGGACAGACGCTTCAGCGTAATCGGGTGGATCTTGCTGAAGGGCCTGCCACATTTTTCGAAACTTGGAAACTCCGTTCCCCCCAAGCTGAAAAACCATTTCTATAATTAAAATTTTTGCATCATCACTTATGTTTGCTTTACCACCAGATGGACAATTATTAATTAGATCTTCTGCACTTTTAATAGCTGTTTGTAAATCATGTTCTAATATAGTCATTAAAAACTTTTCTTCATATTCTTTGTCATCTTCCCAAAAGTCTTCAACGCAGAGGTGCCCTACGCCCACCGTTCTCTTACCTAGGGTATCTAGGTATACCTTGTTTCTGTATCCCTCGTGTCTTTTAACAGACTCTAAAAGTTTATCCATGTCAATCATAATCTATCCAATTTTTTATTTATGTTTTTAACCTCTGCCTCTATGACAGCGATTCTTGATTCTATTTTTGTAAATAGTTGTATGGCTTGTTCCATACGGTCCATATCTTTTTCCATTGCACTAACACGTTGCGATGTCATTCCCCAGGTCACACCCAAGGCAAGAATTATTCCAACTATCCAAACTGTATCTCTTATACTCATGTTATATTATAGTAATTGGTTGTTGATTTTGAAAATCCTCTAAATTTTCAAATGCATCTTTTGGTAAATCTTGTAGTATACCTCGTGGAAACATATTTCTATACATTCTTTCATCTTCAAACAATTTATTTTTTATAGCATTTCTTAAACTTTGAGGATCAGAACCATACAGAGGTTTATCACCTCTCATCCAATTATATGCTTTGTTTATTGCTTCTGCTCCAGGGGTGAAATCATCCCACAAGATACCTTCATCAATCATTCCTGGATCCTGATTTGTATAAACCTTTGCCATTTGCATCCATGGATATTTCATATCCATGTCTGATTCTAGTAACTCTAATTGATCTTCATAATTAGGGCTATCAGGATTTAATTCATCTATCTGCCTTTGAAGATACTGCCATGAATCATCCATGCCTGCCATGTCCTTATTTTCTTCCCAATCAGGTTCATAATAACCTTCTGGTGGTTCATAACCTGGTATAAGATTATCTAAAAGATAAGGTATTTGGTTTTTCATTCCTTCTCCCGTTTCTTTCATCCAAGGCCAAGCTTTATCTTTCATCCAATCTTTCAACCCTGCTCGGTATTGAATAGCAGGCAAACCTTCCGCTTTTGGATTAGTAATTCCATAACCTCTCATTCTGTTAAATTCTGATGGAGGCATAAAAGGTTTAAATCCTGGTTGTGTCTCCGGACGGTTCATATATGGTCTCATACCCATTCCTGCTGGACCATCAGTTTGCATTGAAGTACCAACAGCGGAATTATATCCTGGTCTTGGTATTGTAAAAGGTTTAAATCCTGGTTGTGTCTCCGGACGGTTCATGTAGGCACCTATTCCCATTCCTGCTGGACCATGAGTTTGTCCTACATTTGAAGAATGAGGCGTGTTAAAACCTGTCCACCCAGTGCCTGGTGCGGTGATTGGTTCTTGTACTTCAAATTCTATTGGCATTATAATACTCCCATTATTCCATTATTCTTAGCTTTGTTAACGAACGGATTATCATTAATTTCTGTTTGTGGCGTTGTATATTTTCCTTTGTTATCCATAATTGGATTCATTTCCATCATTCCACCAGCTGCGGCGTATTGTGTTCCACCACCATACTGTGCGGCAAGTGCCGCGTCTGTATCGCCAGCGTATAATGCACCAGCTGCTGCTGAATTCATATTTGTATTCATCGCAAGTGAAGAGCCTGGGGCCGAGACGTTCGTTCCAAATCCCTCTGTTGCAGGTGCATCTGGAACTGTAGACATGCTTTGTGGTCCAATTGCTTCATCTGCTTCATCCGCTATCGCGTCCACTGCGTAATCAACTGCTCCTTTCTCAATAATAGGAACATTCTTAATTGGAATGTTTCCAACACGCTCCGGTATAACCTTGTCATAAAGATCAAGTGCCTTTGGAATATTCTCTAAAATTTCACCACCAAGGTTAAGCGTACTATCTTTTAATTGTTCACCCTTGCTTCTAAGATCACGCATTTGCGCTGCACCAGCTTCTTTATCTTGCTGTGCTCTTTCCAGTTCTAATAAATCCATTTGAAAATTTTTCCATTCTTCTGGGTGACGTGTAATTAATTTTGCCCAGTTGTTAAGACGTACTGTTTCTGGAAGTGTATCATCAAGTGTGTTTCTAAGTGCACGCATTGAAGGTGAACTTCCCATTACATGTCCTCCGTAACGAAGTAACCATGCACCCACAAGAGACTTTATCATTCCCATGCTAAGTATTGCACCACCACCTTTAGTTGCAACCTCTGTTCCACTCCAAGGAAGGAATGCTGTTAAACCACTGTTAACGTTTGAAATAACTGCTTTTCTTGCCATGAATGCACTAACATCAGGAATACCGTGCTTATATGTACGTTCCATTACTTGAACAAATTTTTGCCAATCATCTAGTGTTGGAACATTTCTTCTAATAACATCGCCGTCAACCGTCTTTGCAAAGTCTGCTGCATCATCTGCAAAACGTCCAGATGGTGCCATGCCAAGCCACATTTCATCACTGAATTCACGTTGCATTCCAGTAGTTGCATCTCTTCCACGAATAACTATTTTCTTTGAATCTTTTAATGCTTCTTCAAATATTCTACGCTCCATTGTATTTCCACCTATGAGGCCAAGGTCTTTTTTAAATTGCTTAAAATTAAATTGTCTTATTCCACCAGCAGATTCACCTAGTGCATTATTAAAAGAATTTCTTATATATAATTCAACACCATCAGCAAATGCCTGATCACCTACAAGCTTTTTAACAATTTTAACATCCTGCGGTGTTCCTGATTTTAAAATTGTATCAAATAAACTTTGTCCTGC